AATGAGCTTGATAGAATACCTCTTGATAATGAGATCTTACCACTACTTACATTCAGGACTTATTTACTTTCTGACTTATCGTATCCTGCGTGGGGTCCTGTTGAATATGAGGCTCAAGACATTAATCAGGGCAAGGGAAGTTTTACAGCAACAGTATCTGCACCACGAATAAACAACCGAGGAACAGGATTAATAGTAACTCCAACACTATGCCCATTAATACGTGGCCTATTAATATGAATCAGCTTACTGAGTACACAGGAAAAGCGTATAACTTCCTTACTTACAACTGTTGGGATCACGTTAAAGCTGTTCGCGCAAAAGTCGGAATGACTACGCCACAATTTGATTGCACATCGCCGAGCTTTATTAATGATACATTTATCAATGCTCACGATAACAGTAAAGGGCTAAAACAATCCGAAGCTCCTAGCGACTACTGTGCTGTGCTAATAGCCTCAAAGCGTGGCAGGCATGTATTATGGCACTCTGGGGTGTATCTTGACGGCATTGTATCTCACTGTGATAGATTCTCGCGACAAGTACGCACTGACACGCTAAAATCAATAATAGAAAAGTCTGAGAGGGTAGAATTTTGGCAATAATTAATCATTACACTCGCGCTGAAAATGGCGAGTTTAAGCATGCTGTAGTAAATAAATATTCTAGCCCTATGGAATTTGTTGTTAGCGAAGTGAGTGACGGTGTTCCATTTCGCTGCATGCTAAATGGTATTGAGATAAGCAAAGACTTTGATGCTATGGTATGTGATGGTGAATTTACAATAATTGAATCACCTGGCGGGGCATTGCTTGATCCATTCTCATCATTTAATGATCCACTTGGATTAAACCGTAAGATTCGAGATGCAATCCTACCAACTATTGATGGTCCTGCAAATGCCCAAGCTGTAAGCGCTAACAACTCGCTAACCAATCGCACAAATAAGCCTAGACCATATGCTAGAGCATTTGATATTTGCGGTACAGTACAAAGCATACCAAGCGACTTAATGCAGCCATACAGCATCTATGATTCAAGTAATAAGCAGTTTGATTATGGCTATTACTATGTTGCTCGTGGTTTTATTGATACACCAATAAGCGGGGTTCTTGACGGCGATACAAACTTATCTACTGTTTCAGGTTCAAGCGCTAACTTCTATGCCCCATATACCAGCCCAAACAATGCATCACCTACAATTATTATAGGCGAACTAATTGATGAACCATTATTTATTGGTATACGCTCGAATAGTATTGATGGAATAGAGCTAAAAGCTCCAAATGAATATGAGCTTAAGTTTATTGATGTTGTTGTTAATTGTCAGCTATCTGGTTCTGTTGGGAGTTTAGTTGATGTAACTGGAGGATCTTCATTTGATGACTTATTTAGCGTTGATCAATCTGTAACTTTGACAAACATAAAATCAGGAACTGCCGTTATTGATGGCACATATAATGTACTTGCAGTATCAAGCACATCTATAAGTCTTGATGTATCAGCAAATTTAATTCAATGGAACAAAATTTTAGCCGGTGATGCTGCTATGGACCCAAGCGGAGATGCTAAAGTATCACCTACAAACATCAATGAGGCAGGATTTACAGATTGGGTAACGATTAGCACTATCAAGCCTAAGCGATTAGTGGCGAACGTTGTGGCTAGGCAAGGAATGTATAAAAGCTCTGGAGGCGGAACAACAAACAGTAATTCAGCAACAGTTGAGCAGCAATGGCAGTTAATTGACGCAGATGGAAACCCATATGGGCCAATAAACTCAGTATCAAAAACTCTTTCCGATAAAACTCGTGAAGAGGTAGGTATGAGCTTAATTGTATCAATGCCAATTCAGTCATCAGTTCGCACTAGACTTAGAAGATCAAGTAATCTTGATTTGGATTTTGAAGGACAGGTCGTCGATGCGCTAACATACAATGATTTATTTGGTCAGATTGAGGATTTAACTCCACAATACGGCGATTTAACAACAGTGCATACAAAGCGCAAGGCTACAGCACAAGCCACATCAATTAAGGCTCCACAACTAAAAGTATTATCAACTGAAATGGTTTACAAGTACCTTGGCGGAGGGGTATTTGATACCGTTATGACTCCAAACACTCAGGCAGTACAAACCATAATTAGGTTAATGAGAGATCCACTTGTGGGCAATCTAGATATGAGCGTCGATAGCATGGATACGCTGCTGGAAGTTCAGGAAGAAATTGAGGCTTACTTCGGAGATGCTAAAGCTGGTCAGTTTAGTTATACATTTGATGATGCTAAAACTACCGCGCAGGAAATATGCCAAACTATTGCAAGCGCTATATTCTGCACAGTTTACCGAGAAGGTAACGACATTCGTTTATTCTTCGATAAACCTGCAACTGGTCCATCAATGGTGTTTACTCATCGGTCTAAGGTTGGACAGGAAAAATGGACTAGAACATTTGGAAGTGATGCAAAGGATTCGGTGGAGTTTAGTTATATTGATCCTGACACTAATATCAGAGAAACGATTTACATTCCTGAAGATGGTGGAATTAATCCAAACAAGATTGAATCAAAAGGTGTGCGCAACTATAAGCAAGCTTACTGGTTAGCGCATAGGGCAAGACAGCGTGATTTACTTAATCGTGTAGCAGTTGAGTTTACAGCCACTGAAGAAGGTATATACGTCGTATCAGGTGAAGCTGTAAGTGTTGTTAAGGGTTCTCGCGTTGCAACTTATGACGGGTATATCGTGGCACAAAACGGTTTAACGCTAACGCTATCTCAAGAGGTGGAATTTACTGATGGTGACGATCACTATATTCAACTTAAAAAGCGAAATGGTAAAGTTGAAGTCGTGCAGGTTATTGCTGGAATAAATGCCAGAACAGTTATGATGCTATCCTCACCAGTAGAAGCTATTTATACAGGTAATAGCGCATTAAAAACTGAGTTCAGTTTCGGTAATGAAGCAAGACATTTGGCGCAAATGATAGTACCGAGTACAATAGATCCACAACAGGATAAAACGGTCAAGATAACAGGTCGCAATTACCATCCTGATGTATACTTGTTCGATGGCGGAGATGTAATCGGTAGCGCGTTCAGTGACGGATTTAGTAATGGTTTTCAAATTTAATTAACGAGGTTATAACATGGCAGATTTACTAAACGTAGCTGATTTAGAAGCATCAAAGAAACATGATACATTTCACAGTGAAGCTATCACAGGTAAGGCTGGAGGAGTTGCTGGTGGTGCTGATATTGATTACGCAACTAACCAAGTTACAGGTCAGGTTCAGAAAACATTACCAAAACTGCTAGCTGATATTGATTGGTCTTATGTCGGATTGTTTGATGATGGGGTTGAATTTACTAAGCGCAGTGACTTTGCGGTTGATGCAGTTGGGATTCAGTGGGTTTATGTTGGAGTTTATCCGTTTACAGCTACTGCTGGAACAGTTCCAACTGAGCCAACTTACCAAGTGGTTCATGTTAGAGATCACAATTCAAACACTAACTTAAACGCTGTCGGTGGGCATGATGCTATTTACTCACGCAAATTTAATACAGTTGCAGATTTAGAAGCTGGTATCGACGCAACAGGTCAAACAATTGACATGGCACTGCTAACTGGTTTTGAGGTCATATGGTTAGGTTATTACGTTAAAGGCGATGGTGGGGGTAATAGCGGCATTGTTAAATCAGGCGTTCATACTGATGATGGTGGATCAATATTTAGCTTAGGTGCCAATTTGTATGTTGAATCTATTTTTAACTCAAGCGAGGTGAAGGTTGAGTATTTCGGGGTTGGGTCTGGACTTGCTCCGTCAATAAACGATCCAGCTAAGGCACGAGCATTGGAGTATGTCAGGCATGCTTTTGGTAAGACGTTGACAATAGGTGAGGGAGCCTTTCTATTCAATGAAAGCATAGACCTAAAAAATATACCATATGTCGGGTTTGTTGGTGCTGGTGTAGACAAAACAGTAATTAACTGCGGCGCAACACTTTCGGAACCATTTATAGATGTTGGTGAGCGAATAGGTAATATTAACAACTCATCTGTAAATTACGGGAAAGTAGGTAATTTTACTGTGAGGGTTTTTGGTGTACGCTCTGCAACTGGTGTGTCTTTCGCTAACTATAACAGAGGAAGGGTGTTAGACATTCGCATAATAGGTTTCGATGTTAACTATAAATTCGCATATAGCTGGTTAACAGTGGTCGGGAAAATAATATGTCAAGATCACCATGTTATCGGCTCGATTCACTATGGTGATCAGATTAACGCCGTTAGTGTTGAGAGCTTGTCAGCAACCAGTTCAATTGCCACGTCCAAAAACCATGTGTTTGAAGAGACTCTTTCGCTTAACATTGGAACTCTCACGTCAGAGGGTTCAGCAGTTGCCGCTTTGGAGTTTAAAGATATAAAAGGATTGACTATTGACAACTATCATCATGAGGGGGTTGGTGTTATACGCAATCAAGCAGGCGCTAACGCAATGATTGAGGCTGGTTCAATAGCTGTTGATAGTTGTAATGTGGGGGGCTCCAGGGACAGTATTCTCAATAAACCCTTCGGGAGAGTATGGCTTATTATCTATAAAGGACACTACCCTTTATCTATATAATGCAGATATAGCAAATCTTAATATAAAGCTTGGTTGTAGAGATCTATCTATAAATAATTTCAGCGTTTCATCTTGGGATACAAAACTGCTTGTTGTGGGGTTAGAGGACTTACACACCTACATCACGACAAACTCTGTAAATATGGTTATAAACGGCGTGGACCCAAGAAAGCAGTATAACAGAAGGATTGTAGGTGTAGCCAATACACAAGTACCAACAACTTTCAAAGTCAAGGTGCAGACGAGTTATATTATGTATCTAACGCACAGAAATACGTCAACAAATAGAGCAGTAGCTAAATATCGACTAGATATATTCGACAGCCTACTCTCGCACGAAATAACCGAGCTAGAATCTAGCTTAGGATTTAACGATCCAACAGTTGTAAATGGATTTGTAAACTTTGTGTGCACATCGTCAACACCTGTTGACGTGACAATATATAAAATATAGTGCTTATAAATGTAATACACACTAGACAACAGATGTAATTCATCTATAACTTACGTTCACGGTTAAACACCAACACAAAGATGGTTCTCTACGAGCCGTCTTTTTCTTACGGCCACATCGCAACACGCATATTTTTTCGGCGTGTGGTGACTAAATATCGGCGATGATCAACATGAAATACGCACTAGGCAACAGAAGTAAATTAAACCTTATCAGCGTTAATGCTGATTTGGTTCGCGTTGTTAATCGAGCTATTGAGATAACAGAAGTAGATTTTACTGTTATCGAAGGATTGCGCACAAAGGAAAGGCAGGCGCAATTATTCGCAACTGGTAACACGCGTACAATGAACAGCAGGCACATTGTCGGCCAAGCTGTTGACGTTGTACCGTATCCAGTTGATTGGAATGATACAGCTAGATTCAGGCTGGTTGCTAAGGCAATGAAGCAAGCAGCAAAAGAACTTGATGTTAAATTAACTTGGGGTGGCGATTGGAAGTCATTTGTTGATATGCCACACTATCAAATCGAGGTGTAACATGTGGGATAAATTAGCGGCAATATTTGGCTTTAGTGGTGTAGCCGATTCAGCGTTAAAAATATTAGATAAACTTGCAGGGACAGATTGGACGGCAAAAGAAAAGGCGCAGTATGTGCTAGACTACCAAAATGCAACTAAGCATCAAAGCCCTGCAAGGCGTTTTATTGCTATGAGCATAATGGTTGTTTGGGTGATACTGATTCTATCTTGGCTAGCTGGATCAATGATTGGTCGATTCTATCTTGACGGTACGCTAAATGCCGGTACTGTATTTGCTGCTGATGTATCCGCATTTATTGCGCTAAACATTACGGACCCGTTTAATATTATCCTGGCGTTTTACTTTACCACTCAAATACTGAACGGGCTCAAGAAATAGTGTTACAATTAACTAGCCAATAAGGGCGTTGTTATGGAGTATCTATATTTATGGGAAGCGCTGATCAAAAACCTCGCACGAAACAGCGAAGCACTACTAAGCCAAAACGTAAGTAACTTTGGCTTTATGGCTGCTTACTTAGTGGCTATTAAATTCGCAAATACAAGACAGTTAAGGCTGTCTTTTTTGTGCCTTATATCCTGCCTGATAGTTTCTAGGTCACTAATTTACGACTTAATCAACGGTTGGCAATTGCACCTTATTTATTCAATTATTTATCTGTTTGCTGTACCATTAACGGATAAACTTAAAACAATGCTGGCGTTGTTTTTAATGGCTTTGTTTAATGGATTAATGATATGGGACGCTTACAACTATGCAACGACTGAAACATGGCTGTATGGCAATTACGAATGTATTACCGCATGTGTCCATGTTGTTATTATTTGCACAGGTGTTAACTGGCGAAACCTTATCGCAAAGCTTGACGATTCCGTTATCCATATACGCTATTTCATTACTAATACAAGCTGTTTTTTGCATAGTGGAGTGTTACTACGCTACAATAAAGAAACAGAAAATTGCGAGAAACGTTCACAATGACAGAAGAAAGTGATGTTCGTGTATTAGCTCAAAGGGTTCAATACTTACAGAATGAGTTTATAGCTGTTCGTGATGACTTCAAGACTAGCCACGAAAAGCTAAACGTGACTATGGAGAAGCTCGCCATTAACATTAATCGTTTGGTTGAGTGCGATATTAAGCGAGATGAACGCGACCGATCAAGAGAACAGCGTGAGAGTGACTACGGCGCCAGGTTGGTATCACTTGAGGCCGACACTCTAAAGCTTAAATTGTATGTAGCTGCTGATGAGCCAATACGACAAGGAAGAGAGTGGATGATTAGAAGTGTTATTGGGATTATTGTTGCCGGTTTATTTTATGCTGCATTCACCGTTAACAAGGGATAAAAAAGCCCCACATAGTGAGGCTAAAAGAGCAATGGAACGTGCTTGCGGACAGCATGCAAAGCAATTGTTACATAGTTAGTTTTATTCTGCAATGCCCTCGTGAATATTTCCAATTACTTCACAATCAATACCATGACTAATATTGAAGCCGCACGCTTCATCAATCCACTTAACATCTTTTGGATCGTAGAAATGAACATCACCAGTACAGCTTGTATACTTTATTTTTAAAATATCACCCTCAAATATCTTTGTGCCGTTTTTATCCAGCAATCCAGTGAATTGCATTACCTTGGTGTATTGGTCATCAGTTTCTGCAAATCTAAAAATTTGCTCTATTGTGTATTCACCAATATTAGGCATGTAATACATTTTCTTCGATGTTGCATCAAAAAGTCTAAACTCTAATTTTCTCATCATACTGTCCTATTTAAAAATTCTTCAACTACATCGTGCGCGACTATCATGCTAGCGTAAATATTGTGAGACATAATCATCCACGCATCAGCAAAGGCAGCATCATCAAGGTTGTTATATTTTAACCCTGCTATCGCCTCAACATCTCTATGGTCGATATTCATCGGCGTTTTGGTATTTCTATTAAATGCTTCTTTTCAACATACTGCACTTCGTCATTGTTATTGCGAAGTGCTACGTTGAAGCTATTTTCTGACAAAGACTTGTAAGGCTTGCCAACTGTAAAATTACGCATAGGTCCGTTTATTTCCCACATGACTCACCCCTTGCTTTGGCTAGCAGCGCTTCGACCTCGATAGTGTCAGAATCATTTAGCATATCAAACTCTAAAAGCGACTTTATAAACTCATACATTTCTGGTGCTGCTGCGATTAGGTGTGCGTTAGCCTTTGCTTTTGGGTTGTTTGTGCAATCACGGTTGTCCGTGTCTGTGTCTGTGGATACTCCTATGCACAGGTACTCATCATGCCTTATGTTAGTAAAACTGTCACCGATATACACTTCGATTGATCCAGCTGAATTTTCACATACTTTCCAAGGCCCTTTAGTAAACTTTTCCATACTAAAAAGCCTCTTTAATAGCGTCTAGCGCTTTGTTAATTGCATGGCATTCATCTTCGCTGATGTTTGCCTCGAATCGATACGACTTCTTACCTTGGCTGGCGATTGAGCCTAAACGGAAACTATTCACACCAGTTTCACGCACCAGGTGAGTCATCTTAACTCCTGCTGCACATGCATTGCGTACACGCTCAGTTGTATCTTTGTATAACTGCGAATCTTTCATGGTTTACCCTAAATTATTACCGACACAGAAATCATATATAAAAAATAAGTTGATAGCAATATAAATATAGTTAATTAATTATTTATATTGCTAACTGGTTTCAGCATGTAATCATTCTATTGTTACGCTACCCTCCAATACGGTAACTTTGAATTTTTCAGCAAGTATCATTAAATCTCTAATATATATATCAATTTCTAAAACAGCAAGCTGCACATAGTATTCGTCATATTGTTTTCTTTGAACTAGAAGTCTTTCATCGACATAGTTTTCAAGTAATCTTTTTTGATCGCCTTCAATAATCCCCAGACCATCTAAGTTAATTTTAACTTTCATAAATCCACCTTAAAAAAATGAGTAAAGTTTGTTTAGTATTTGTTCATCAGTCGTGTTATTGAATACGTTTTTAATCGCCGCGTTAATCAATGCAGAATATACCGCCTCAAATTCTTC